GGATCAAAAATTATTTTTGCTGTATTACCAATTGTTATATCTTTGTTGTTCATTTTAATCTCACTTTCTACATAAGATTCTCATATATATATTTATCAATCAATAGAAATTTTTTCCTATAAACTTTTCCTATATTGTAAGTTGTGATAATCCTATTTTTGTTAACATAGCTTGTAAAAATTTTCTAAAAAAACAAATCAAATTAAATAAAATATTTAAAAATGTTAATGATGTGGTAACGAAAGGTAAGAAAGTGGCGTATTTACTTATCTTTTTTCTATTTACTTTGGTTTGCTAATCCATTATTACTCTCTACCAATGAGAGAATATGCAATCCTTGATATAAATAATCTAATAATTACTTGGATTATTAATCATTGCCAATCCTACAAAATCACAACATCAAAGAAAATAATGTTAACGAAATGTCAATCGTTAACACGATTTACCTACTGCGGTTTTTTGGAAACTTTATTTGCATATCTATCCTCAGAAACTAAAAAAGAAAGGATATGCTAATGACTAGGACAAAAATAAGTAAGCCTAAAGGATCTCGGTTTTATAAATTATTTGTTGAGCAAGATGGCAAATATAAAATAGTTTTTAAATCCGAAAGTAAGCAAGCAGTTAAACATAAAAGAAAAGAAATCCAAATAAACTCTGTAGATAAAGCAGCATTGTTAAATAAAATGACATTTGTTGAATTATATAAACAGTTTGCTCTTCATAAAATCGAAGTTGGTAAAAATGAGAAACTTGGAGGTAAGCTTTATTCGTTAAAAGTTTATCTTGGTCATTATAAAAAATGGATTGCACCTCATTTTAATAATAAGATTTTATTAACTGAGGTAACAAAGAAAGTTGCTAAAGATTTTTTTATTAAATTATTAGACAACGGTGCTAGTTGGATAACTGCTGAAAATGTAGTTATGACTTTTAAGACTGCGTTAAAGTATGCTGTAGAGCAAGAGTATATTTCTTCAATTGGTCCAATGGATAGTTTCTCTCCTAAAAAAGAAGAGGAGTTAATTCCAACTGATCCAACTAAAATGAAATATAAAAAAACAACTATGATTTCTCTACAAGAGGCTGATAGATTGTTTAAATATTTTGATACTCAACTAAAGAAAAATCCAACAATTACAGATAAGAGAAATTTTGCGATTGTTTCTGTATTTCTTTTTTGTGGAATGAGAATGTCTGAGGTTAGAGGTTTAAAATGGAATGCTATTAATTTTGATAGCAAAGTTCCAACTATAACTATTAAACATACTTTAGTTGGCTCTAATGATGGTCATGGTAAGGCTGATGGATCAAGAAGAACATTTATTATTCATCCAGTATTATTAGAAATACTTAAAGAATGGAAAGCTGCACATACAAAACATTTTACACCTCATAAGATTACTTGGGTTTTTCCATCATTAACAAAAACTCTTGAATGGATTGTTCCAGCACACGATAGAACAATTAGAGATATGCTGAATGTTGCTTATGATGCTCTTGGTTATGCTGAGATTGATTATAAAGTAGATAGAACTAATCCTAGTAAAAGAAGAATAGTTGTTAAATGGTCTAAATTTGGATCAGCACCAACTAAAACTTTTAGACATTTTGCAGCAACCGCTTTATTAGCTGGTCAAAATTCTAATAAAGAATTAACTGATAAGTTTGTTACTAATTATATTGGTCATACAAACAAGTTAATAACAGAAAATATTTATGGCAATCACACAAACCTAAATACTTCTTCTGAATATGCAGCTAAAGAACTACAAGCTTTAAGGAATGCAATACCTTTAAGAAGAGGAGGTTATAATGAAAATTAAAGACTTCTCTGCTGTTAAATATTATTCAAAGAAACTTGAAAAAGAGTTTCATTCACATACTACATTTGGCGAAATAGCTACCTGGAAAAAAGTTAAGAAGCTTTTGCCAAATTCAAATATCATTGTTTTTCCTAAAAAATTTGTTGCCTAACTGGGTATTGGAGGTCATGGAGATAGCTTAATCGCTGTCTCCGTGCTTCTATGTGCGTTTATTTTCCGCTAATGTCTTGTAATTATCTCTTTCTTCAGAAAGTCTATCTATATCTTCTTTAAGTCTTTTATTCTCTTGCTGTAATTCACCATTTAATTTTTGATGTTGCTTGTTTATCGTTTGCAAATCTTTTATTCTTTTTTTTAATTCTTTATTCTTATCTTTTATTTTAATCTCATCAAACATATCTACATTTGTTGTCATTCTTCAAACACATCAGTTAATTGTTCTTCTGTTGATGGAGGTAGCTGCATCATTTCATTAGCTTTTGTTGTAGATACTATTTCAACATGAGTATCTCTAAGCTCTTCTTTGCAAGCATCTTTAGCTTCGTTTAATTTTTCCATAAGTGCTGGAAAATTACTTTCATATACGCCATAAATATAAAGATCATTAATAGCAGCAGTTACTCTTGATAATCCTTTATGTCTCTTCTCTAGTCTTAGCAGCTTCTGATCTAGCTTCGCCATCACTTAAAACCTCCTTTAATTTATATTTTATATTTTCTATTTTTAATTCATCAATTACGACTTCTTGTTTTATAGGCTCTTTTCCTTTTATGGCTTTATCTTCATTTTCATATTCTTCTATAGTTGTAAAAGCCACTTCTCCTTGAGTAGTTTTTATTATTTTACTCATGTCTTTTGTGGTGTAAGTCTAATTTCTGTTGGTGTTTGTTCTAAAATTTCAATTCTATTACCATAATCAATAGTTTTTTTAATAAACGGTTTGGTATTAGTTAAAACAACACTAATGATTTCTTTGCTTGGACTAGAGTATGGCTCGTAACTTAATATAGTCATATACTTAGCTCCAGCATTAGGTGATGTTTGTTCTTGAACTTCTATTTCAACTTTGTTTGCTTTAATTATGGACACTTAAATTTCCTTTTATTTCAGGTGTTGTGTCATCTAACCAATCATCATTACCAGTAAAACCTCTATGTTTAGTAATCATATTTGGATCTACAAGAACATCTAATCCAACTTTAAAGAACTTAGCTAATTGATGTAATCTATAGGCACTACATCCATTTAATCCTTTTTCATATTTTTGCATTTGTTGAAATTTTACTTTGCAATAATCTGCAACTTTAGTTTGGTTAAGCTTTCTTTGTTTTCTTAGGTATTTTATATTTCTACCTACAACAGCATTAAAAGCTAAATCTTCTGCTGTTTTTTTTCCACCTCTTTGATTGTCAGGCATTTTATTTCCTCTATGGTTAAGCCAAAATAATCTTCACATTGCTTTTGCCAATTACTCATATTCATTGTGGTTGATCTTTCAGCGGTTATATAAAAGCATTCAGGCGACATTTGCCTAAATACATTCTCAGCATTAATAAAGAATGCTGGAATTTTGTTTTCAAATTTAAGAAACCATTTGCTATCATTAATCTGATGCACAGGCATATCAGAAGAGAAAGCTTGGTAGCTTACGTATGTTAAATAATTTTTATCGTTACTTTTTCTACTCATATTAATTCGTAATCTTCTGTTGGATCGCTATGTTTAATTTTACAAAGTATCTCTGCTAACTTTGTATTAAGTCTCGCTGAAACAAGAGGAGTTAATTTCATACAATCTCCATAAAGAGCAACTAGCTCCACATCGTTTTCAGATAATTTATATTCATTCCAATCTTTAAAAGATAATCTCCAATTAAGGTTTTCCTCTGCTGTTTTCATTCTAGTAAATTCTTCTCTTGCAATCTTAGTGCCATTTACAAATTCTTTTTCTGTTGTGCTTGGAAATTTAATTATGTTATCCATCAACTTGATCCTTAATTATTCCTTGAGTGTTAAATACTTTTTCTTCTGCTTGGTGCATTTCTTCTGCTTGATAAAGATAGTTAGCTGCATCAACGTAAGTATCTTTTTTAAAATTTTTTCTAGCTCTATATAATTTTGCTGCTACATACATATTCGCTACCATGTGTCCTGGTATTGCAGAATCTAATCCAAGAAGAACTGACCACAGATGACCTATGTCGTTCATAGCTACACCAAAGTCGCCATATTCTTCTTGTTTAGATTTACGGATTTCTTTAAGCTTTTGCTCTCGATTTTCCATTCTTACTCTTTTCTGAAAAGTCTTTGTGAGCTTGCTGAATATAATAAGCAGCCGTCTTTGCCATTGATTGTGGCATTTCAAATTGCTTATCTGATAATTCTCTAAGCTTGTTATAGGTATCCATATTCAACGCAATCGATTTAAACTTATCCGTATCCATGATTACGCCTCCAACGAAGCTGGATCAAAACTTTCGCCAGCCTGGTTTATTTCAAGCTCTTCAACACGGTGCATCCAGTAATAGGTACTTCCTTTAGGAAGTTTTCCAGTACCTGATGCTTCAGCTTTGTAAGCACCAATACGATATTTTTTACCATCAGGTGTTGTAACAGTTCCTTTAAGGTCGTAACTTTTTGGGTTTTCCTTATTGGTGTTAGGAAATACTACTCCTAATGATTTACGTTCTTTAGCTTGTTCTTCAGCCATTTTTTATTACTCCATTAGTCTCAAGTTTATTTTTGATCTTGTTGAACTTTTCCAAAAACTCATTGTAGGCAATTGGATTATTAGTCCTAACTGACTGCATAAGTTTCTGATTATCGGTCAACCAAGATTTGTAGCTTCCAAGATGAGAGACCTTATCAAGCTCGGATAGTGCTGTAGTTAACTGTTTATCTTGCTGCACAATTGCAGCAGATACTTCTTCAGCACTTGCTATTCTGTCATTAGTTAAGCCAAGCATTGCTAAAGCTCTTCCAACCGCAGAAGTCTCAGCGTTTTCCAACGCAGAGGTTTGATTAATTCTACTTGCTGATCTTAATTCTTCAGCTAATCCAGTAGAAACTAATTTTCCATCAATAAATACTTCAGCTTTAACGATAACTTTTTTATCGTCATGAAATAATACTGATGTTGATATAGCAGCTGTTGTTCCTAGATTTCTTCTAAAGATACCTATTCTAAGTGCAACAGTAGCATAATCGTTATTGTGTATTTTTATAGTCTGTCCGTTAAGACTTTTTTTAAAGTCGTTAATGCAAGAGACTAATTTATCATTAGACATATATAATAACCTCCTATTATGATTGATGTATAATTGATTAGTGTTGGAGTAATCATCTTTTGATGTTGCTCCATAATTCTTTAGCTTCTTTTACAAATTCATGACCAATGCTCCAAAAAAAAGGATGGTTAAAATCAGGATCTGTATCTGCAATTAATTCTTCAAGGATTGCATCTTTATCGTTTAGGTGTGCATATCTACTAAGTAATCTTTCTCTTCTGACACACGCTTTAACTAATTGATCGTAATAATTTTCTAAATTTTTTGTTTCTAAATCCGCGCAGTTTTCTTTCGTAAATATTTGAAAACCATCCGCAGACAAATAAACTAAACACGGATAACAAGGAGAAACATGACTAAAAGAAACCGCGTAGAAGCTTAATTGCTGCAAATGGTTTAATAAAGGAGTGGACGGCAGTTTTGGTGATGAGAAGCCACGACTGCCATCCTTTTTTATCTTCAATGGTTTTGACCAAACTGTCTTTATTTCCAAGACCGAAAGGAACGGAGCAACATTAGGTGTTGACGCTGAAGCACCTCGCGATGCCTCATTAAAATCTTCAAAATGAAGATCAGTTCTACCTACAATAGGTAGTTGAAGTCTGTTATCTATGTGATTGATACTATCTTCCGCTGTTATTCTTTTTGCAGTAGCAGCACCAAGTTTATCACACGCTAAAAATCCTTGTTTAATAGTTAAAGGTATAGTTTCTTTATATTTTTCAAACTTATCTCTATCTTTATCGTTAACTGGATTGTATTCACAAAATTTATCCAAAGCTTTTTGTATAGCTACATCTTGCGTTAACTTTTCGTTTTTTTGTGGTTGTAATTTTTTAGTTAATGGATTGTGTTTCCAAATATTATCTGAGTAGTGCCATTGTAGAGCATCATTAACCGCAACACCAGCAGCCATGTTTGCATTGCCTTCAAACAATCTTCTTTTTGCTTGATCGCAATAAACATATCTATAAAGAAATATTCCATCAGGATAAGTTGATGATGTAGGTGAGTGATGATTAATTCCTAAACGTGAAAAATTTGGAAGAGTTAATTCTTTTAAAGGATCGTCTAATTTTTTTGTATTGTTATTCATAGAATTACTTTTATTCCTATGAATAAAAAGACGTTAAGCCAGTTAGGCTAATTTATTGATTACTTGTTATATTTGTTTAAGTGGCTAATGTTTGCAGTTTTGCTAGTTTTGCTAGTTTCTCTTGATGAGAACATTTTAGATTTAATCCAATCAATAACAGCTTTAATTGGGTATAATATAATATTTCCATCTTTTAAGAATACTGGACCTCTTAATTCACCAGTAGAAATACTCTCTTCTCTAAGATGTTTTAATGTTTCTTTTGATATACCAAATTCTTTTTCTACAGCAGCTGGAGTTAACATTTTATTTAATTGATGCGGAAGATAATCTTTAACTATATTAAGCACGTTTTTTCTCTTCTCTTTTTAAAAATTCAGGAACAATGATGTCGTCATTGTCATTTGCCAGCAGTCCTTGATAACCAAACAATTTTGTTTTTAGTATTTGTTTATTTTGAGCTTCAATCTTAGTTTCAAGTTCCTTTATTTGATCTCTTATTTTAGCTGTTGCATCTTCTCTTTCTTTTCTAATTAATTCGCCAAGCTGTTGAACTTGTTTAAGATTTTTTGATAAAACTTTATCTGCAAACATAGCAATTGGATTTGTAAATGAAATTATAGGTGCAACTATATCAGGCGTAATATTATCGGCTATAATTTTGTTTTGCGCTAGTGGATCAGGATTTAATATAATTTTTTTTGTTCCAAATATTTGATATATGCCTAAAAAATATCTGTAGTAACCACCTAATAATGTTTTACTTTTATTTTTTGTTCTAATCATACAAAGTTTATTATTAGCAGTATCTGAAATTGTATTTGTTTCGTAATAATAAGCCATAAATCCGTCATAAATACTTTCAGGATCATTTACTCTTATAGCTTTTATGTCTAATCTATAAATATCAGATGGACAAAGTGTAACTTCCATTTTAGACCTTTGATAACATTCGCCTTGATTTGATAAAATTTTTCCTTGAGAATTTTTAACATTAGAAGAAAATCTAACATTAGACCAAACAGTTATTGTCTGAGGCTCAAACATTAATGAAGCTGGAGCAACACCAAGAGTTCTAGCATATTCTATAGCTTTGCCTTTTGATAGTTCTCTATCTCCTTTAATGTGTTTGTATAAAGTTGATAAAGAGTTTTTGTCAGCTACATCTTTAGGATCAATGTCTTTTGTTAAAAATAAATCTTGTAATGGACTTTCTTTAATTTTTTCTTTTGGTAAATCTAAATGTTTTACAAATTCATTAATTCTTTTATCAAGGCTCGCTTCACTTTCTTTTACTGCTTTTGCAGCTTGATCTTTTATTTTTTTTGTTAAGTTTTTAGTAGCATCAACTACTGATTTTCCAGTTATCCATGATGGAAGTGTTTTATCATAAATTGGTTTTCTACAAAAAGGATCGTTCCAATTATATTTACCATCATATTTTGCTCTAATCCAATTATCATTTAATAAATCTAATTCGCCAGCACTTAAAAATTTTTTAGCTTCTTGATAAACTTTATGCTCAACACCATTCATGGCTTTTCTTCCTATTCCATTAGGACTATCATAAAAAATATCTATTCTTGCAAATGGTATTGTTTTTAATGTTTTACCTGGAATTTCTCTATGAACTACAATTCCATTAATAATTAATTCTTGTAGCTCGTATTCTTTCTTAGTCCAAAAGGAAACAATATTTTCATATCTAATATGTAATCCTGAAGAGGAATTTTCTTGAAGAGGTGTTTTTTTCATTAATTGAAAACTCTGTTTGCATCCTCTTCACATATATTTGGCAAATACTTTTTTATATAATCTTGATATAATTTTTTTATATTTGGCTCTCCACTCCAATTAAGAAAGTCTTTTCCACCAATAACCATTTGGTCGTCTCCGCCTAAATTATTTAAAACTACTACATTTTTAAGTTGTCTTAACAACATAGGAACTCTCCAAGCTATAACTTCTTTATCGTTATTAAGAAGACCTTTAAAGCAGTCTTCTATATTTTTGCCTTGATATTCATGAATAAAAGTTTTTGATTTTTTACCAAAGAAAGCATCATCGCCACTAAAGTAAAATTTACACGTAACATTATCTATTTTATTTTTATTTTTCATAAAACTGTTATAGGACTTTTGGATAATTTAATCAAGTAATTTTGTCGGAAACAACAAAATAATTGTTTTTTTTGTTGACTTTCTATCTCTATCAAATAATGGCTAAAAACATGGTAAAACAAGTGTATTTTAACGATGTAAAATTTAGTAAATATAGCACTTGGCATAGACAGCAGCATAATTGCTTGAATTTTAGCGATATTGACCAGGTTTCTAGCTGTAATGCTTGTTTAGAGCCACTTTTTCTTGTTGAAACGGTGTTTTATAACCAACAAAAACTCATAAAACCGCACAAAATAACGAAAAAACTAGCTGAAATGGCTGGTATTCCAGCATTTGTACTTTGGTATCACTGCGTAGGCGATATGATGATGTATTTTTACGTCAAAAAAATAGCTCCTGATTATCCTGGCGGATATTCGTCTGAGCCTAAAAGGATTTCGCCTGACCAGTGGCTGCAATTCCTG